CCAACAGGCTATGCAATTAAACTAGGAACTGTAGCTTATGTAAATTCAAGTAATGGTGCAATTTACGTTAATAAAAGTATTTTAACTGTTCAAGCAGGAAACATTGTAGGTCAAGTGCCTTTAGCTAATGGTGGAACAAGTGCTAACTTAACTGCTGTAGCAGGCGGTGTTGTTTATTCAGGTGCATCTGCTTTGGCTATAAGTGCAGCAGGTTCAACAGGTCAAGTTTTAACATCTAACGGATCAAGCGCACCTTCATGGTCTACAGTTTCAGCTTCAGTTTCTGTCACAGATGACACATCTACTAATGCGACTAGATACCCATTATTTGCTAACCAAACTTCAGGTTCTATATCTACCGAATATACAAGTTCTACAAAATTACAATATAACCCATCAACAGGCGTATTTACATCAACTAGCTTTAGTGGTGCAGGAACAGGCCTAACAGGCACAGCGTCTAGCTTATCTATTGGCGGTAATGCAGCAACAGCCACAAGCGCTACAAGTGCCACAACAGCTACAACTGCAACTAATCTTGCAGGTGGCGCTAATGGTTCAGTTCCTTATCAAACAGCTTCAGGAACAACTACATTTTTGGCTGCAAGCACAAACGGCTATGTAATGACTTTATCAGGTGGCGTTCCTACATGGTCTGCCGCAGCTTCTTCAGGCGTTACAATTTCTGACGATACAAGCTCTGTTACTGCTTACTATCCTTTATTTGCAAGGGTAACCACAGGAACTGCAACAACTGAATACACAAGTTCTACTAAATTAACTTATCAACCATCAACAGGCACATTAACTGCTAGCTATTTAACACCTACAAATGCTGTCGGTATTGCTTATGGTGGAACAGGTCAAACAACTGCAAATGCTGCATTTAATGCTTTAGCACCATCACAAACATCAAATACAGGTAAATACCTAAAAACAGACGGAACTAATACGTCATGGTCTACCCTACCAAGCAGTTTACTGATATTATTACACAGCGGATCATCAACAACGAGTGTATCTGTTGCAAATGGCGTTTTACCTATAATAAATCATAGCGGTTCTACAATTAACGTAGCGGTTACTTAACAGGAAATTTTATGGCAAATTTTTATCCATTAGTGCTTACAGGAACAACATTAGAGGAGCTACAGACTGCTGACGCTCTTATTTTACAAACACCTGCATCTGGAACTTTAACAAATTGTTCAGGTTTACCGCTATCTTCAGGCGTTACAGGAACATTACCAGTATCTAATGGCGGAACAGGTGCAACGACTCTTACAGGAGTTATTAAAGGAAATGGCACATCTGCTATAACTGCTGCAACCGCAGGAACAGATTTTGTAGCGCCAGGAACTGCCACTAACTTTACTGCTCAACAATACTTTGGAACATCTACTTTAACAGACGGTGCAACTATTTCATGGGCAGCTAACACACAACAAGTAGCCACAGTTACATTAGGCGGTAATAGAACAATGGCAGCACCAACAGGTTTAGTATCAGGTGCTTTTTATGCTTTAAACGTAATTCAAGACGCAACAGGTTCAAGAACATTGACATGGAATTCTGTATTTAAATGGATTGGCGGAACTGCACCTACACTTTCTACTGCAGCCAACGCTAAAGATTTCTTTGTATGGCGTAGTGACGGCACAAACTTATACGAACAAGGTCGTAGCTTGGGCGTAGCTTAATTAACATTTAAAAATACAGAAAATCAAACTATGAATACTAGCTTAAGTAAGTTAAAATATAGCCCATTGAAGGGTGTTTAAGGACAATTTATGGGACAATTAGTTTTTCAAGCGTCATTAGGCGGACAAGTAGCATTAGCAAACACTAATACTTCATCTAGTTTCACATTAACATTACCAAATGTTACTGATACTGTAGCAACTTTAACTTCACCTACCTTTGTAACACCTGCTTTAGGCACACCAACTGCAGGCGTTTTAACAAATTGCACAGGATTACCTTTATCAACAGGAATCACAGGTCTTTTGCCTATTAGTAATGGTGGCACAGGAACAACAACATCATTTACCACAGGCTCAATTTTATTTGCAGGCGCTTCAGGCGTTTATAGCCAAAATAATGCTCAATTCTTTTGGGATAATACAAACAATCGTTTAGGTTTAGGAACTGCAAGCCCTAGCGCTAAATTAGCTGTAGTAGGAACAGGCTATTCACCTAACATTACACTTACAGACGCAGCTACAATTGCTTGGGACACATCTTTAGGTCAAACAGCTACATTTACATTTGTATCATCAAATAGAACTATGGGCGCACCTACAAACTTGGTTAATGGTGCATTTTACGCTCTAGCAGTTATACAAAACGCAGGTTCAAATACAATTACTTGGGACACTACATTTAAGTGGGCAAACGGAACTGCACCAACATTATCAACCGCTGCAGGTGCTAAAGACTACTTTGTTTGGAGATCAGACGGCACAAATCTCTATGAACAAGGTCGCAGTTTAGGAGTAGCTTAATGCTTAATTTAGTAGCAAACGGTCCATCAGGATACACCATCAACAATTCACTTCGCTTTAGAAGTAGTGCTTCTGCTTATTTAAATAGAACTTTTACATCATCTGCTGGAGCTACAACATGGACTTGGAGTGGATGGGTTAAAAGAGGTTCTTTAGGTGTTAATTCTTATCTTTTAGAAGGATATTCTAATGCCACAAATAGAACTCCTTTATTATTTACATCTAGTGATACATTTCAAATGTATTATGATTCAGGTGGCTCTGTAATTTGGCAAATCGTAACTAATCAAGTATTTCGTGATCCTTCTGCTTGGTATCATATTGTTTTAGCTTATGATTCAACGCAAGCAACTGCCGCAAACAGAGTAAAACTTTATGTAAATGGAAGCCAAGTAACTTCTTTTAGCACAGCTACATATCCAACTTTAAATCAAGCTACACAAATAAATACTGCTATATCTCATTATATAGGTGCAGAAATAGGCACTCCAGCTTATTTTGATGGTTACATGGCAGAAGTAAACTTCATTGACGGACAAGCCCTAACACCATCATCATTTGGCTCTACAAACTCAACCACAGGTGTATGGCAACCAGCTAAATACACAGGCACTTATGGCACTAACGGATTCTACCTAAATTTTAACAGCATAGCCCTTACATCAGGCTCTAACACAGGACTAGGTAAAGACAATTCAGGTAACGGAAACTATTGGAATACTAATAACATATCTGTAACAAGTGGCACAACTTATGATGCTATGACGGATGTGCCTACGCTAACAAGTGCGACTGTGGCTAATTATGCTGTAATGAGTCCTATTATGGCTGGAGGAATTACTGTTACTGATGGAAATTTATCAGTTCAAAAATCTGGTGCTAGCTATGGTAATACAAATAGTACAATTTCATTTCCAACATCAGGTAAATACTATTTTGAAGCTACGATTGTTAGTGGCTCTAATGGAAACAATCAACAAATGGGTATGGGAACACAAGGTGGCTCATATTATTTTGTATTAGATTGTTATTACTCAACTAATTTAATTAGAAAAGTTGCTGATGGAACAACAACAACTGGTTATGGAACAGCATCTGCTGGAACTGTTATTGGAGTTGCTGTTGATGCAGACAATGGAAAAGCCTATTTAGCTATTAATAATACTTGGATTGACTCAAGTAGTCCTACAGGTGGCACAGGTGGATATTCTATGACTTCTGGTCAAGTATATTCTGGGTTCTTTCAAGCATATAATTCTGGTGTATCAGCATATAACTTCGGACAACGCCCATTCTCATACACACCTCCTACAGGCTTTGTAGCACTAAACACATATAACCTACCTACAAGCACTATTGTTCAAGGTAATAAGTATATGGATGCAACGCTATATACAGGTAATGGTTCTACACAATCTATTACTAATACCGCAGGATTTAAACCTGATTTAGTATGGGTAAAATCAAGAAGTGCAGCTACAGATCATAAATTAACTGACTCTGTTAGAGGTGTTACAAAAGCACTTATATCTGATACTACAGGGGCAGAAACAACAGATACCAATGGTTTAACTGCATTTAATAGCAATGGTTGGTCATTAGGAACAGACACTAATTATAATAACAATACTGCAACTTATGTAGGCTGGCAATGGCAAGCAGGTCAAGGCTCAACATCATCTAACACTTCAGGCTCTATTACATCTACTGTATCTGTAAATGCAAGTGCTGGGTTTAGTATTGTGACTTATACAGGAACAGGTGCTAATGCTACAGTAGGACATGGTTTAGGTGTTGCGCCTAAAATGGTAATTACTAAAAATCGTGGTGCTACATCAGATTGGGCTGTATGGCATACATCTTTAACTTCAGGCGCATATTATTTGTTATTAGATACTACTGCTGCACAAGCATCAGGCGCAACATATTGGAATTCAACTATTCCAACATCCTCTGTGTTTAGTGTAGGAACTGCAACACCAACAAATGTATCAACAAACACTTATGTAGCCTATTGCTGGGCAGAAATAGCAGGGTTTAGTAAATTTGGTTCTTATATAGCCAATGCTTCTACTGATGGACCATTTGTGTATTGTGGATTTAGACCAAAATATATATTAATTAAAGGAAGTGTTGCTGGTAATAATTGGGTAGTATTAGACACTTCTAGAAGTCCTTACAATGTTGCTGGTCAATATTTACTTCCTAATTCTACAAATGTAGAAGGTAGTGGAGGTGATTTAATTGATATTGTAAGCAATGGATTTAAAATTAGAGATTCTGGTAGTGATGTAAACTATTCATCAGGTGCAACATACATTTACGCAGCCTTTGCAGAGAATCCCTTTCGCAATAGCTTGGCCCGCTAACAATTTAATTAGGAGAAAATATGTTTTATTCAACAACAGACGGACAATATATACAAGAAGGACAAGCCTTTACCATTGGTGACGTGCAATACCCACAAAACTGGCTTAACCTTTCTACACCTGAAGAAAAACTAGCTATTGGTTTAGAGGAAGTGATTGCTACTAACTCACCAAAATCTGATGTTTACTACTGGGTGTCATCAACACTAGACAAGGCTACTTTAACTTACACCAACACACCTAAAGACTTGACAACAGTTAAAGCTAATGCAGTATTACAAGTAAACGCTGCAGCTTATAGTTTATTATTACCTAGTGACTGGATGGCAGTTATGGCTTCAGAAACAGGAACACCTATGGATGCTACATGGAAAGCATGGCGTGCTTCTATTCGTGCAGAAGCATTGGCAGCTACAACTGCTATTAATGCAGCTACAGATGTAGATGGTGTTGCTAGTGCAGTTAATGTTACATGGTCACCTGATCCTAACGCACCTAAACAAAATGGCTAATTACACTTGGAAAGTAAAAGAAATATCAACTGATGGCGAGTTAATTACTCATGCCAAATATCACGTTATTGCCGACAATGAAATTGATTCAGTAGAAACTGAAGGTAATTGGTGGTTTAGCGATAAAACACTTAACATACCTTTAGCTGATGTTAAAGAAGAAGATATTGTTTCTTGGATTGAAAAAGAAGCCACAGTTAATGACGTTTGTCATATTACTGATAATTTAGAAAAACAACTTAATAATTTAAAAATTAACAACAAAGCACAACTTCCTTGGCAACCCATGAAAATTAACATAGGTGATCTATAATGGCACAACCCATTGATATTATTTCAAGAGCATTAAAAGATATTGGTGCATTAGCTTCAGGTGAAACTCCTGCGCCTGAAGAAGCACAAGACGCTTTTGATATGTTAAATGACATGATTGACCAATGGTCAAATGAAGATATGATGATTTTCTACAAAACAGAAATT